AGCTAGTAGTACCAGCGCTATTATTAGTAATTTTTTCATTATATCTATCTATTAGTTATTCGGACCTGCAATTGAAGTTGTCAATCTACCGCATCAAAAGAGTATGGGACAATATTTTTGTGTTTCAGATTTTATATCTACATTATGGATCAATCACGTATCGCCGTTATTAACATGTGTTTCTTGCGACGGTGACCAAGGCGCTTTATTCCCTCTATGTCGTAGCGGTAACCGTCATACTCGATAACCATGTCATCTGTGATGTCTGGGCGATATCTTGTTTTGAATAAGACTACCTGGAAAGGATGGTCGGAGTCTGCAACAAACTTCTCGGCAGCAGACGCAACAGATACGCTGCCCCACAGTGAGGTGTATTCTGAAAGCGTCGAATGATTGGGTTCTCCCAGGGAGTTTAGGGTTTGGCCCTTGCTCTTTATAACCAAAAGCCGGTTAAGCCTGCCTGCGTCTGTTTCGATCATGATTCTCTAGCCGTAATGACTAACCACTGTCGGCTATTGGCCCCATCCCCTTCTATTCCTATTATGTCGTAGTTTATTCCATCAGCTACGGCAACCATGTCTTCATTTAAGTCGCTCCGCCACCTAATCCTGAATTTGGTCAGGCTGATTGACTTGTCTCCTCCGCTCAATAATGCCTCTAGCGGCTTAACGCCGAAAACAGCACCCCACACCGATACGAATGTAGATAAAGTGCTATGATTGTTTTCGCCAAGCTCGCTGAGGGTTTCACCCTTTGTCTTAAAGGTGATACGTGTGTCGAGGGTTCCTGCATCACGAGACATAGTTTTGGGTTTTATTTAAGCTCAGTAGGCTGAGTGCTGATTTCCTGGTTATAGATCTACCATTAGGATCACCAGCTTGAGACCTATTGTCATATAGATCCGTCAGCATCATAAGCATTCCCTGCTTTATTGACGTTGGAACCGCTGCCGCGTCTGCGTAACCGGTGACATATATAATTTCTACCGCATCAAACCTTTCATAGACCTCTGGCCATGCGGATAGAGAAGCGAGGGTTATCTGCCCTGGCTCACTATAGTCGTTTACTTGATACTCTGAAGCTGCCAGTGTTTGCTGTGCATTATCTGAGTCGTAGTATTTGATTGACGTGACACTAACCAGTGGTGGCTGTGGTAGCTCTATAACATCCTCGAATCCGTCACCAACCATTGTTATGGTTTGGCTTATTAGTGCTCGATTTAGTAGGTCTTCCGCTTGTTCGCGAACCACTGTTATGACCGTGTTTAGCCACGTGTCATCATCTGTAAATGAAGTCTCAATACGGCACTGACTCTTCGCCTCAGCTAGAGTTATTGGTTCCGTTGCAGGTGCTGTTGTGACTTTGTATTGAGTATTCATTTGGAAAGTAAGGTGGCGGCAGCGTGTCCTGATATATCAAGGGTGTGGACTTCCTGCCGCCAAATGTTATATGATCTTCTTAGGTGCAGCCTTTTTCTTTGGTACTTTTACCAATTCGGCCCACCCGCCTTTAACCCAACTCTTGCCCACGGCATCAGGAACCTCGCACACAGCATTTGCTGAGTACGAGCCTGAAGCGGATGACACAGATGTGAGCATCCTGACTTTCATTAGGAAGCGGCTCCGTGAGTGAAGCTTGCGAATGCCGTGTTGGTGATAACCTTGGCATCGTTGCGCTTCGTCCACTTGAAACCGATCTGGCCGCTGGCTGCGTACAGTTCGTTCAAGCGTTGCATTGTCATTCCAAGGCGATCAGCGATGGTGTAGAACTGCAAGTCACCGAAAACGATGGACTTGGCTGTAGCCGCAGGAACCGTTGCGCCTTCAGAGATGAGGACGGGGCGGTTGAGGATACGATCGGGCTGTCCAGCTGTTAGACCTGGCTGCCAGATGTATTGGCCTTCAGAGTCCTTGAGCTTGCGAACCAACTTGACGAGGGCATCGCTAACAACCCAGCTTGCGTTTCCGCGATAGCTGCGTGGCAGGCTGTGGAACACGTCGATTAGATCGTCTCCAGTGATGGCAGCTGTTGCCGATACGGCTCCAGTTGTGTTTGCTCCAGCTGTGTCAGTGAACAATCCTTCAGGAGCACTTGTGCCGTTTCCGGTGCAGAATGCTGTTTCTTCAGAAGTGTTGTAACGACGAGCTGCCAAACCTACGAGGTAGGAAGGAACATCGAAGAACGCATCCTGAAGAAGTTCTTCAGACACCTTGATGATACCACCAGATTTCCAAGAGCCGATAACGACCTGGCCAAATGCTGGATCAGAAGTACCATAAGTACCTTCTTCAGCAACATATGCGAAAGATCCAGTGGATGCTTCGATAGGAATGTTGCGAGGAGATGCAGTGGTGATGACGTTAGCTGCTCCACGGATAGGATCGAGCGTCTGCAAGATTTCGTAGATGCGAGTCTCAAACTCTTCAGGAACGATGTATCCACCTTCTGAATCAGTACCAACCTGCAAAGCATTGTTGTGCTCGCGAGTTTGACCGTTGATTCCAAGACGAGCGTAGCCGTCGATGAATGCATTCTGGTAGCCTTCGCCTTTGCTGGTGCGGGTTTTTACGCCTGCTTCAGTTTTGCCAGAAGCCTTGTAGCCAGGTTCTTTGAACTCAGCAAGCTTGTCTTCAACCTTCTTGAGATCCTCGCTTGCGCGAATGGAACGTTCAAGACCATTGAAGTCAGACTCCATCGATTCGTACTTAGCTTGATTATCGCCAGCAAGACCTTCGTCGCTGTCGAGAACTTCTCGCATGTTAGCGAGCAGTTGTGCGCGTTTTTCGTATTTAGTAGACATTGTTGTATTTTTTGTTAAAGGCTTAGTTCGCCCAGTTTTTCCATTACCGCCAGGCTCGCACGTTTTGCGGCCAAACAGTCAGCGACATCATCGTCCTGTTTCTGTGGCGTCTCGTCAGCTTCTTCAGCCTTGACGGCGTCGGTCACTTCAGAAAGTGTTTTAAGTAAAGATTGAATACGCTCAGGTGCTTTGTTGAACTTGCTGAAGTCAACAGATGCAGCAGCCCTGAGTTCTCCACCAAGAGAGTCTGCAAAGCCAAACAAGATGGCTTCAGCTCCGTCCATCCAGGTCTCATTGACCATCATTTCCTCAATGACTTCGTCGCTTCGTTCTGTGCGATGGCCATATATCTCTCTAATGGTCTTGTCATGCACATCGAGTACCTCGGCTTCCTTTCGTAGATCCTCTGCATTACCGGCCACCATTGACCATGCTGAATGGATCATCATAAGAGAACCCTCAGCCATAATGAGTTCGTCAGCTGCCATAGCTATCACTGAAGCAATGGATGCTGCCAGGCCGTCCACGTGGACGGTGACTTTACCAGTGTATGCCTTCAGTTGATTGTAAATTGCAATGCCCTGCGATACACTTCCGCCACCGCTGTTTATGTGGACCTCAATGGCTCCTCCATCGAGATTGGCCAGCTCGTCTGCTACGTCCTTTGCTGTGATTCCTTCGAACCCGATGTTGTCATAGATGTGGATTTTGTTCATACGGATTCGTCTGGAGTTGGGGTTTCTAGTGGTGCCTGGGTCTCCGCTGTGGAGTCATTACCGAGCATAGTGTGGTTGAGAGGCTGGATACGAGTATCGCCCTCTGGTCCAATTAAATTGAGGTCTTCCATTTCCCTGATTTCGTTCACGGAGAATACACCCATTGACCGGCCCATCTGATAAGACTTATACCGCTCGTCCATGTTGCCACGAAGTAGCTTGTCCATGTCGAAACGGATTTCATACCTTTCCCTATCACCAGATGAGAGCAGCGACATACTCAGCCGCTGCTCCCAATTCACTATGAACGGCGTTAGAGTGCTGCTGACGAAGTCCCGATTGTTCTCTGTTACGTTTGCGCGGGGCTGTGCAGATTCAACTTGAATCTTGGACAGGCTCACGCCAAAGATGCGGGCTATCTCATTGGTCTGGTATTGACGTTGTTCTATCAGCTGCGTGTCGTTATATGAAAATCTGTCGATGAATGGCTTCAGGCCGTTTGTCAGAATGGCGCTCTTGTATGCATTGCCTTGGCCCTTGTGGCGTTTGTCGAACGCCTCACGTAGCTTGGCTACCTGCTCCGCGTTCAGATTCTGGTCAGTCATGAGCATACTGCCCACCTTGGCACCATTCGAAAAGAATGCACCAATGTCATCCTGCATCGATATAGCCAGTCCGATCGAGTCCTTGGCAAAGCCGAGCGTGTCGTATCCAATGAGGCCATTTGCACTAATTCCTCGAAGATGGATGACGCGGCTTGCCTGAACCCTGTCTCCACAGATCCGGTAAACTAAATTGCCGTTCTCAAGAGTACAGGCCATGTCAACCGGCGCGATGGGCGTGATTGACTTCACTGTACCCAGGCCATTCTTCCTGATTAGAGCAAAGCTGTTACCGCGAAGCGTGAGGTTACCCTGCATGGTTGACATGAACTCGTATGCAGTCATGTCATCATTTGGAGCCAGGTGCAGTATTTCGTAAAGTGGGTGCGATGTGGCCTTTTTCTTGCCCTCGCCGGTTCTTTCGTATATTTCGATAGGAAGTGAAGCAATTGACTTGCTAATCACGTTGACGCAAGCCAGAACACTAGAAACGCCAAGTGCCTTTAGTGGCGTCATCGTAATTCCAGAGCTGGTCTTCAATCCGCCTAGAATGGCAGAGAGAAGCCATTCGTCTGGGCTTGACATGGTGGAATTTGCTGGCGAGGATGGTTCACGCCTAAATGGGTTCCAAATCATACGTGTCCCATTATATCATGGATTGGGTTTTTGTCAATGCGTGTCATTATATGAAGATGTCTGGAGTGTTTTCTTTTTCTATAGATGCGCGGCCCAGAGCCATTGCCAGGGCCACCATGCCATCAACCTTCTCAGCCGACTTGCTTTTATCAATCTTCATGTTACCGGCGGGGTCTGATCGGATGACGCAGTTTGAGGCGTTCCAGGCCAGAACCGGATTCGATCCGTGGTTGATCAACCTTGCAAGCAGGAGTCGCTCTATCTCAGCTGTGGGTGAGGCCATGCTGATAAAGCCCTGCCCAAATGGGACCACCTCAACACCATCATCCATAAGTGCCTGTATTAGCTCACCGGCGAACACTCTGTCGTATGCCAGCTCGCGAACATCGAACTTGCCATGCATCTCGACAATGTCCTTTAGGATGAATGCGAAGTCAGTCATGTTGCCAGGAGTGGATGTGATGTGCCCTTCGTCTCTCCAGATGTCGTATGGCACCTTATCGCGCAAACTACGCCTCTCAATGTCTTCATTAGGTACATAGAAGGGA